TGTCATCGTTTGCCTTCCGTCAGGAGTTTATGGCTAGCTTTGAAGCGATGGGTGGTGAACTATTTAAAGAGGAATGGGTAAAGTTTGACGAAGACGAGCCTGACAGGGGTGATTATTACATCGCCATTGACTTAGCTGGCTTTGAAGACGAAGGCGCTAAGAAGGTAAAGAACAAAAGGTTAGACAATACAGCTATTAGTGTTGTAAAGGTGAATGAAGATGGCTGGTATGTGAAAGAAATCATCTATGGACGCTGGGATGTGAAGAAAACGGCACAGAAAATCTTTGATGCTGTGCGTAAATATGAGCCAGTCGCCGTAGGAATTGAAAAAGGCATTGCAAAACAGGCTGTTATGCCGTACATCAGCGACATTATGCGCCGAAATCAGACATTCTTCCGCGTAGACGAACTTACACACGGGAATAAGAAGAAAACTGACCGCATTGTGTGGAGTTTGCAAGGGCGGTTTGAGAATGGGTATGTTGTTTTGAACAAGGGGGAGTGGAACCATGAGTTTCTTGACCAACTTTTCCAATTTCCTAACCATTTGGTGCATGATGACCTTGTTGATTCTCTATCATACATAGAACAACTGGCAAAAGTTAGCTATGTCACCGACTTTGAAGAAGACGATTACGAAATGCTTGATGCCGTAGCAGGATATTAAGGGAGAAAATATGGCTGGAATGTTTGACGACCCCGAAGCAGGGCTACTCTTAGGAAGTAGAGGCGACACTGCTGTCTCTGACCCTGAAGCAGAAGCCTATCTGAAGATGGTTTCTGATTTCATGCCCGGTTTTGGTGACGTGATGAGCGCCAAAGACGCTTATGAAGCTATTAAGGCTGGTAACTATTCAGAAGCAGCACTTGCCAGTCTAGGTATCCTGCCGTTCGTGCCGAACATGACACGGATAATCAAGCCAAGTGAGCTTGGTTTTGATATTCGTTACGACCCACGTAAAAAAGAAATAGACCGCCTTAATGCTCTAACAACCACCGTGGAGAGCCGTAAGGGTGGTAAAGTTCCTGAAATAGCACTAGAAGAACTAGAGGGTCGTCCGTTTATTACTAGCATGTCTGACCGCACAGCGGCTGGTGGCTTACTAACCCGTATTAACGATGTAGACCTAGCAATGCCCGTTAACCTTCAGGGTGGGCAGGGTTTTATGTTTGAAAATCCGGGCATGGTGTGGGCTTCAGATAAGAACCCAGTAAAACAACTATCAAAAGCCGCAGAAAAGTTAAAAAAGGTATACGGTGTAGACCCTGTGTATCTTCCGTGGCGAATGGCTCCCACTGGTGGCGACTTTGCAACCATGACTGGTGAAGCAATGCTTGGTTATGCTCAAGCCTCTATGCCACGTAATGTTAAGGCAAGTCTTAACAAAGAGATTAAAAACATTATCCCCGACTGGAAGGGCGTAGACAATCCACAGAGCATTGCACAGTTTAGAAGCGTTACGGGAGACACAAGAAAAGCTGTGCAGAACATGATGGATAAGAAATTCCGAGACAAAGGCGGTTTGAGTATTGGTGAAGCCCGTCTCGCTGTTGCAGATGCAGCACAACTTTCTGCAATGGAAGGCGGTTTAATGAACGTGGGAGAGGTATTCGCTGGTGCTCCTATCATTGATAAGTCAGGACATGCTACCTATGCTGCTGGGCTACCCGGTCAAGGTTTAGGTGTCTTGAAAGATGCCCCAGCGGTGTATGAACTGCTTCCATCCTCTGTAAAACAACGTGGTATTGTTGACCCTCGCCAACCTTCAGCTTATGACATACGCGCTCTTCAGATGAAACCATACGCTGGTGTAATCACTGAAGATATATTGAGAAACATTGAGAATCTAAGAAACACTGGGCTACAGAACCCTCTACTAAAGGACTAACACATGGATGACAACAAAGACGTATTCACCTCTCAGAAGCTAGAGAACTGGGTGATGGACAAGGTGGAACGCTGGCGCGACCACTATCAGAGCAATTATCAAGAGAAGTTTGATGAATATTATCGCCTGTGGCGTGGTATTTGGGCTGCTGAGGACAAGACCCGTGAAAGCGAGCGTTCTCGTTTGATTAGTCCCGCCTTGCAGCAAGCCGTTGAGTCTGCTGTGTCGGAGGTGGAAGAAGCCACCTTTGGTCGGGGTAAGTGGTTTGACATCAAGGATGACCGCAAAGACCAAAACAACGGTGATGTGGCTTACCTGCGTGAGCAATTAAGCGAGGACTTCAAATTCACCAAAACACGCAAGGCTGTCGCTGAGTGCATCTTAAACAGTGCGGTGTTTGGCACGGGTATGGGTGAACTGGTGATTGACGAGATTCAGGAGATGAAGCCAGCAACGCAGCCCATCATGGATGGTGCCATGCAGGCTGTCGGTGTGAACATCGCCCCTCGTGTTGTTGTCAAACTAAAACCCATCCTACCACAGAACTTCCTCATTGACCCCGTGTCTTCCTCCATTGAGGACGCACTGGGTGTAGCCATTGATGAGTTTGTGCCGAAGCACCAAGTGGACATGGCTATTCAGGCTGGCATCTACCGTGATGAGGACGTTGGTGAAGCCTATCAAGACACCGACCTAGAAGCTGACAAAGAGTTGAGCACGTTTGACGATGACAAAGTGCGGCTGACCAAGTATTACGGATTGGTGCCCAAGCATTTGTTCAACGCTGCCATGAACGAGCCTGAAGATGACGACGACCTAACCGAGAAGGAAGAGGACGACGAAGACGAAGAGGGCTACATTGAGGCAATGATTGTTATTGCCAATGGTGGTGTGCTGCTGAAGGTAGAAGAGAATCCCTTCATGATGCAAGACCGTCCTGTGGTGGCTTTTCCGTGGGACATTGTGCCCGGTCGCTTTTGGGGACGTGGCATCTGTGAGAAGGGCTACAACAGTCAAAAGGCATTGGATGCAGAGATGCGCGCTCGCATTGACGCCCTAGCCCTGACGGTGCATCCCATGCTGGCTATGGATGCCTCTCGTATGCCTCGTGGTGCTAAGCTGGAGGTACGCCCCGGTAAAACCATCCTAACCAACGGCAACCCTAACGAGATTCTAACGCCATTCCGTTTTGGTTCGTTAGACCAAGTTACGTTTAGCCAAGCCAGTGACCTGATGAAGATGGTTCAGATGGCTACTGGCGCTATTGACGCCGCTGGTATTCCGGGTGCCATCAATGGTGAAGCAGCTGCGGGTGCTGTGTCTATGTCACTTGGGGCGATTATCAAGCGTCACAAGAGGACGTTGATTAACTTCCAAGAGAACTTCCTGATTCCCATGATTCAGAAGACCGCTTGGCGTTACATGCAGTATGACCCGGACAACTACCCGGTTCAGGACTTCAAGTTTGTACCAAGTAGCACCTTGGGTGTTATCGCCCGTGAATACGAGGTAACACAGCTGGTTCAACTTCTGCAAACCCTTGGACAGGACAGCCCAATGTACCCAATGCTGGTTATGTCGGTTATTGACAACATGGGACTATCCAACCGTGAAGAACTGATGGCTCAGTTGCAGCAGATGATGCAGCCCAACCCACAAGAACAAGAAGCCCAGCAAGCGCAACAGCAGTTGCAGCTACAGGCTGCACAAGCTCAGGTTGGTGTGCTACAGAGTCAGGCTCAGGAGAACTCTGCAAGGGCACAGAAGTACCTTGTGGAGGCTCAGGTGGAGCCACAAGTGGCACAAGCCAAGCTGGCTGCTGCCCTAGCCACCAACCTTGAGTCAGGCGGTGCAGATGACGTTGAGTTTGCCCGTCGCGCCAAGATTGCTGAGTTGATGCTCAAGGAGAAGGACATTGATTCAAACGAACGCATTGCCATGACTCAGATGGCTGGTAAAATGCAACAATAGGTTTAAAAACACTTGACAAATAATACTATTTGTGGTATAATACGCCATGTCTACCTAGAGAGGAAACAGACATGGACAGAGACTTACAAGAGTATTACGAAAGTTTATTAGAACTGTTTTCTACCAGTGGATGGAAACAATTCCTAGAGGACATAGGCGACAACCTAGAGATTTTGGGAGACATCACTACCATTCCTGATGAAAAACAGTTTTGGTTCCGCAGAGGGCAAGTAGAGGCGATTCAGAGGGTCTTAGCCTACGAAGAGTCAATTTTGGCTGGTTATGAGGAGGCTAAACAATGAAGCGAATCTATGAGTTTGACTGTGGAACGCACATCGCAGAGGCTTACGTGGACGAAGAAGTTCGGACAATCCGCTGCAACATCTGCGATGCACCCGCCTATCGTATCGTTAGCACACCTATGGTAAAGCTGGAAGGGGTTACTGGGAGCTTTCCCGGGGCTTACTACTCATGGGAGCGCAAGAGGAACGAGAAGATAGCACAAGAAAGAAAGGCTGATAACGGCTAATTTTTTGCCGCAAATATCAGTGGTTGGTTATATAACCATATAGTATTTTTCCATAATGCTTTTAGCACGGAGTTTAATATGGCAACATTTATTGACGAGGAAGAAGGTAAACAAGAAGAACTGTTTGATACCCTTCAAGAAGACCAAACAGAACAAGTAGCCGAGGAAGCGCCTGTTGAGGCAGCGCAGGAAGAACCCTCTGAGGAGGTTTTGCCCGAGCGTTATCGCAACAAGGACATCAAAGACATCATTCAGATGCACCAAGAGGCTGAGAAGCTGATTGGCAAACAAGGTAATGAGGTTGGCGAACTACGGCGTATTGTTGATGAGTTTATCAAGAGCCAAACCGTCTCAAAACAACAAGCCCCGCAAGAAGACGAAGTAGACTTTTTTGACAATCCTGACAAGTATGTTCAGCAAGCAATAGAGAAGCATCCAAAGGTGCAACAAGCAGAACAGCTTGCGGCACAGATGAAGAAGGCTGAAGCACTAGCCACGCTGAAATCAACTCACCCGGACTTCCAAGAGGTGGTTACCTCCACGGACTTCCATGACTGGATTAATGGCAGTAAGGTTAGGCAAGAGATGTTCCGACGCGCTGATGCAGAGTTTGACTTTGACTCAGCAAACGAACTTCTTTCAACTTGGAAAGAGAGGCAACAACTGGTGTCCTCAACCAAGCAGATTGAAGAGGTTGGTCGGAAACAAGCCATCAAGACCGCTTCCACTGGCACGGCTAAAGGTACTGGTGAGGCATCTAGCAAGAAGGTTTATCGGCGTCAAGACATTAT